ACCTTACACATGGCAGTACGCAGGACGCGGCGTACTGCCTCTTTTCTTTGCCAAATATCGGTCGCGTGCGCTTAAACGGCAATGTGCGCGGACGTTTGGCGGAGGTGAAAACGGGCTCAGCCCGTGCGCGCGTTCAATGTCACGAAACGAAAGGCGGTGAGAAGATGGCGAAGCGGGAAAACGTGCTGGAGAAGCTGATCGGCAAGACCAAGCGCCCGGAAGGGGAGCTGGAAGCCATCGACCGCCGTCTGCATGAAAATACCGCGCGGTGCTTTGACGGGGTTCTAAGACTTTTGCTTGACAACACCGGCGAATATACCAAAGCGCTCTTGGGCGGCGGACGCGGCAGCATGAAATCCTCGACGGCAAGTCTCGGCATCAGCGCGGGGCTGGAGCATGACGAGGATGCCTGCGCGCTGGTGCTGCGCAAGGTTGGAGATACATTGCGCGGCAGCGTCTTTGAGCAGATGCAGTGGGCGATTGACGTGCTGGGGCTGGGCGAACACTGGAGAGTGACCGTCAGCCCGATGGAGATCGTCAACGAGCGGACAGGGCAGAAGATTGTTTTCAAGGGCTTGGACGAGCCGAAGAAAATCAAATCCATCAAGCTGCCGCTCGGAAAATATTTCAAATATGTCTGGTTTGAAGAACTCGACGAATTTGCAGGCGAGGGCGAAATTGAGAATGTACTGGATTCCGCGATTCGCGGCGGCAAGGCTGCGCTCTGCGTCTGCACCTATAACCCGCCGAAAAGCGCAAATAACTGGGTGAACAAGTGGGCAATAGACCCCGGCAAGAGCGTTTTTGTTCATCACAGCGACTATACGATGGTCCCTGCCGCATGGCTCGGACCGACATTCATCAAGCGCGCGGAGGAGCTGAAAGTGCGCAACCCGCGCGCATATGAGCATACCTATCTGGGCATTGCGACCGGCGAGGGCGGCGCGGTTTTCAAGGCGCTGCGCATCAAGCCGATTGCCAAGGAGGACCGGCTGCGGTTCGAGCTGAAGCCGAACATCGGCATGGACTTCGGCTATGTTGACCCGAACGCCATCGAAAAGACCTACTACGAGGCGGGCGAGCTGCGGACGCTGTACATCTATGAGGAAGTCTATCAAAACGAGATGACGACCAAGCAGATCGCGGCGGCATGTAAAAAGATTGCGCGCCACGGCGAGCTGATCCGCGCGGATAACGCGGCAAAGCAGGTCATCGTCGATTTGCGGACGGACTACGGCATCAACATTACCGGCGTAACGAAGGGCAAGAATTCGCGGCAGGCGGGCTATGACTGGCTGCGCGACCTCGACCAGATCGTCATCGACCCGATAACATGTCCGAATGCGGCGCGCGAGTTTGCCGCGTATGAGTACGCGCGGGACAAGAGCGGCACGCTGGTCGAGCGATACCCGGACGGCGATGACCACAGCATCGACGCGGTGGCGTATGGCAACCGTGAGCATATTTACAGGAGCAGGCGCACGAGCAACGTGAGCGGAAAGGGGGCGAGACGCTGATGCAGCCTTATCAACTTAACAGCACAGACTGGATCAAGCAGGAACTTGCCGGACTGCTCGGCGAGCAGGTGACGCGGGATATCAACGATATTATCCGGCTTTACAGCCTGTACGACGGCGACGGGCAGAGATGGCAGGTCGAAACTAAGGGGCTGGATTACACGCCGACCGTCAAGGTGACGAACATCATCGCGGAGCTGATCGGCAAGGAAGCACGCTATATGATGGGCGTGGAGCCTGAGCTGCACATCGTCCCCAAGGAAAAGGACAATCAGGCGGCGCAGGCGAACGCAGACGTCATCGGCAGTTGGCTGACCGCGCTGCTGGAAGAGCAGAAGTGGAGCAAGAAGCTGCTGGACGCGGCGAAGGACTGCTTCATCGGCAAGCGCGTTGCGCTCAAGCTCACGGGCAGGCGCGGCGGCAGGCTGGGAATTCAGTTTCGCCCCAGCCTTGAATTTGTATACGACACTGACCCGGAGGACGTGGACAGGCTGACGAAGGTCATCTTCTTCTACCACACGAATGAAAGCACGGACAGGCTCAAGCAGCGCATCTGGCGGCAGAAGTACGAGCTGCGGGACGGGCGCTGCTATCTGACCGAGGGGCTGTATGATGGCACGGGGCGGACAATCAGCGAGACCCACAGCGACGAGAACACGGGGCTTGACTTCATCCCGGTCTATGTCATCATCAACGACGGTTTGACCGGCGACATGACGGGCAAGAGCGACGTGGAGCGCCTCTGGGACAATCAGGACGACTATAACCGGCTGAAAAGCGACGACCGCGACGCGCTCAAATTCAATATGTTCCCGCAGCGGGTTTTCCGCGATGCGAATCAGGAAACGATGGACAGGGTGAAGATTGCGCCGGGCGCGATCATCGACGCACAGACAGACCCCAGCAGCGACCATCAGGTCGATGCGAAAATCCTTGAAGCGCAGTTTTCCTATAATGAACGTATCGAGAACGCACTGAATCGGGACAAGAACGACATGTACAGTCTGCTGTCCGTGCCGAACGTGTCCCTTGAACAGCTCAAGGGCTTTGCGGCATCCGGCAAGGCAATGAAAGCGCTGTACTGGGAGCTGACGACAAGGTGCGAGGAAAAGTGGAACGAATGGGACGCGGCGCTTCGCTGGATGGTGCAGGCGCTCGTAAAGATGGCAGGCGTTTACGGCACGGACAGCCTGCCCGTGCTTGATTTCACGGTGAGCATCGACCATCGCTATCCCATCGCCGACGACGAGGATGCGGAGCGGACGCTCGATTTGCAGGAGGTCAGCCAGCAGGCGCGCAGCCGGAAGTGCTATATGCGCAAGTGGCATCCCAATGAGGACAGCGATTCCGAACTTGCGCAGATTGTCAGCGAGCAGAAAATGCTGGATGATGGGTTTGAAGATGGAATCCGCGCGGAAATGGTTGAATCCAAACTGGAATGATGATATACTGTTGGTAATAAAATGCGTTCCAAGAAGGGCAAAGATCATGCGGAAGATTGCGATTGCGGCCGGGGTAGCCGCACTGTTGTGTGTGGGGAGTGTGGCGATGGCCGAACCGGCTCAGGTGGATTATGAGAGCATGACCCTTGAGGAAGTCAAGGCGCTTGCAGACGAGGCCAACGCCTACTACAAGGAGCAAACGACGACCGGATCGGAGAAAGCCAAGGAAGCGAAAGGCTTGTTGAGCAGCGCGCTGGAAGAAATGTATCCGGGGCAGACCATCAGCGGGCCGCTTTTCGGTTTTGACGTGAAACGCGAGCGCACGGTTTACACGATTGACGGCTCGTTTACAGCCAAGCTGGAAAAACAGAAAACCACGCATACGGTACACGCCGTGTTTGAGGATGCGGAGGGGCTGAGCTTTACAGAGCTTGTGGTGGACGGCAACACGGCGGACGCGCCGGAAAGGGCGGAGGTCGAACCGACGCAAATGCCGGAAGCAACGGCTGAACCAACCGCTGAGCCGGAAAACAAGAAAGGCTTCAATGACTATGGCGAGCTGCTGGATTTGACGGAGACGGACGGTATCTGCGTGCTCAAGTACAAGATTACGTCGAGCGCAACCAAGAAGATGACGGTTAATCAGAACTATTACACGGTTGTCAATTTCATCAAGGATGGCGGCGGAGACCAGTACGACGAGATTCAATATTGGGCGGTTGCAGATATGCAGGATGGCAGCGAGAGCAAGGTCATCAGCTTTACGGTGTCCAAAGACCTTATCGAAAAGATTAAAGCCGGAACAGTTTTGCCTACGAAAATGGGCGATTATGTGGATGAACTCTGGCTTTTGCCGAGTCTCCGCTAAAAGACAATCAAATCGCAGAAACGCTCCAAACGGGGCGTTTTTTGATTGCTCGAAAAAACGCCCTGTAACGCCCGACGGCGCGCGGGGCTAAAATCCCACGCGGAAAGCCGCGGACGCGCTGAAAACGCGCGTTAAACGCGACAAACGCGCAAAAGGAAAGGAGCGAGCGGCGGCATGGCGCAGGGAATGACCTACAAGGACTTTGAAGCGCGCATGGCTGCCGCCCGCGCGGCGCATCTTCGCAACATCGACATCACCGGCAAGAAGATTCAGGGCATCTACACACAGGCGGCGCGAGACCTGGCGAAGCGGGCGGAAGCGACCAGGGCGGGAACGCTGACCGAGCGATGGGTGAAGGATTACCAGAAAGCCCTCGAAAAGCGCATCGAGCAGATGCGCGGCGAACTGGGCGGCACAATTCTCTCCGGCATGCGAAAGTCGGCAGGGCTGCCGGGTGATACGGTGGAAGGGTGGCTGAACGACGCGCTGGCGATGGTCGGCGTGGACGGGAGCTTTACCGGCACATTTTCCCGAACGCCGGACGCGGCGCTGCGGATGCTGATCGACGGGCGGATGTACCGCGACGGGAAAAGCCTGTCGCGCCGGATATGGAACCGCACCGACCAGCTGCAAGGCAGCATTGAGGACATTCTGACGCAGGGGATTGCCCAGCATCGCAGCGCGCTGCAAATCGCGCAGGACTTGGAGGCGTATGTCAGCCCGAAAGCGAAAATGCCGGTCAGCTGGCTGACGCTTTACCCGGATATTCCCTTTGACCGGCAGATCGACTACAACGCGCAGCGGCTGGCACGCACGGCGATTAACCACGCATACTGGGCGGCGAACATGGCGGCGGCGAAGGCAAACCCGTTTTGTCGCGCGATGCACTGGCAGCTCAGCCCCAGCCACTACGAGCGGCAGGTCACCCGATTCGGCGAGGATATCTGCGACGCATACGCCAGCCACGACGAAGGACTGGGGCGCGGAAACTTTCCGATTGACGACGTACCCATGCCGCATGCGCAGTGCCTTTGCGCGACGTGGCAGGTCGTGCCGGAGCTTTCGGACGTGGCGGATCGGCTCGGCGCGTGGGTGGACGGCGGCGAGGATGCGGAGCTGGATGCGGCATTCGGAGAATGGAAAGTCGGAAAACCTGCCTTGACCCGCATTGAGATGAAAGCGGCGGCGAACGAAGAAACGTCGGTTAAAATCAGAAAGCTGGCGGATATTAACCTGAATCTGCTTGAGGAAAAGTTTGGAAAGATTCGGACGAGCGAAACCATCCTGACCGAAGAACGAGCGGCGCACATCCAAGAACGACATCCCGAAGATTATGCGCTGTTTGCAAAGTACGGCGTTCAGACGATTCGGGAACCCGATTTGATTCTGGTGGACGAAAAGCACGAAGGAACGGTCCTTATGATTCGGAAAACGAAGGACACGAATTTGAACGCCATTGTGCGGCTCGTGCTGCCGGGTGAGGATGAAAAGAGGAAAAACTCCGTCATGACGTTCTACCGAATCCGGGATAAGAACGTGGAGAAACTGAAAAAGAAAAGCGAGATTCTTTACAGCAAAGAATAGAAATGATATAATAGACATAGGATAGCCGAGCATTTGAAGTAGAGATTGTGCTGCTACACACCCTCTGGGTCAAAAGAAATGCGGGAAGGGGCACACCCGCCGGATGCAAGGCTAAGGGGATGGGCGAAAGCCCGCCCCTTTCCTTTTATATCAAATATTCTGAGCGCACCCGCAAGGGCGCGCTTTTTACATACCAAAAATTTTGACAGGAGGACGAAAAAATGTTTAACCCCTTTCGCATGTTTTGTTTTGCCCCTGACGGTGTGCCGGATGGCGCGCCTGCTGCCGACGCTGAAAACGAGCAGGAGCAGCATGATGACCAGCAGCCTGAAACGACCGAGCAGACCGGGGACGCTGCGGCGAAAGCAGCGCAGACGGCTGCACCCGCTGGCAAGGAGGAGCCTGTCCCGAAGGATGAACCCAAGAAGGACGACAAGGCGGACGACCTCGCGGCGCGCGTTGTGACAGCGAACGCGCGCGCGATGCAGGCGGAATTGCGAACGGCTGCGGCGCTGGCGGGCGTGCCGAAGGAACGCATCCCGTATGTGCTGCGCATGTGCGATACGGAGGGCATCGATCTCGACGCGGCGGATGCGCAGGACAAGCTCGACGCGGCGGTCGCCAAGGTGCTGGAAGCCGTGCCGGAGCTGTGCGGCGGCGCGGGTACGGGCAGCACGGGCAATTTTGCCCGCAGAAACGGCAATGCAGAGGACGCGCTCGACGCAAAGATTCGGGAGAACATTATGGGCGCTTATTAAGAGCGGGAAAGAGAGGAAAAGAAGATGGCGAACAACATTGAAAAGGTTGACCTGATTCAGAAAATGCTGGACAAGGCGATGGTTCAGGGCGCTGTGACCGGCTTCATGGAAGCGAACGCCGGTCCCGTTAAGTACAGCGGCGGCGATGAAATCAAGATTCCGTCTATTGCTATGGATGGGCTCAAGGACTACGACCGACAGCTCGGCTTCGCGGAGGGCGACGTGACACTGGTCTATCAGACCGAGAGGCTGACGCAGGAC